GTGTCTTTGCCCTATCAAAAAACCTACCCCCCTTGCTGCTATTGCAACTGCTGCACAATACTTGCAAGTTATCTAGGCTATCCGTGCCTCCTAATACTCTTGGCACGATATGGTCAACGCTAAGCCGCTCTTCTGTGCCACACATCTGGCAACATCCATCGCGTCTAATGACTTGCTCTCTAATCCTTCTCCAAGCGGATGTAGATCCATTGTCTTTAAGACTTGACATAATGACTCTTATAACAATGAACGCAGAATGCGTAATGAATACCCTGCTCGTGGAATGAGCAGTACTTATGACCAAGCAACCAGCAGAACAATCCTCTAATCATTAAATATCATCCCAGCAATTACCGCATATCCATGCTGAACCAATGTGAAGTATCTCTGAGTCCGGTGTGTCAGATTCGCATCTAGTGCATTTAACCATTACCTCGTCGCTCATCAATGCCACCCCTTTCTTTCCCAATGCTTCCATGCTTTGCATGTATCGCCTTGATATCGATGTTCTATATATCTAAGTCCATAGTGTATCTGAGTAATAGGATCCTTATCTTTAACTATTGGATTCTTTAATTGCAATAGTCCATATGTATAACTCTTACTAGGACTTGATAGATTCCCTACTGCTTTTGGATTCCAAGCTGATTCTTTGCCTATAAGTCTGGATAAGCAAATAGCCTCATGCTTAGGCATGATGGCTCTTATATATTCCTTTGGATTACGATCTATTGAGCCTATGCCTACTGCAGTACTCTGCATAGATAGAGATATCCCAATAGCGATGGCTACCGAGCGGGCTATCCGCGTAGCGGCCCGCTCTGAGCCCCTGAGGGCTCTAGCCGTAGAGCGTACCAGACGTGTCAAATCATTTAAGTAGCAGGCATACCAAAACCGCAGGTCAGAGCCTATATTTTGTAATCCTTGCAATGAGCGTGTCGCGCTATTTATCGGTTGAGTAGAAACCAGTTCCCTTAAATTGGACACTAGGAACGCTGTAAATCTTTTGCATCGAGCTATGGCAAAACTGACATGTGACTGAATGGGGTTCATGGATACTCATTTCCTTCTCGTACCGCAAGTTGGCCTCGCAGTCCTCGTTGGTGCATTCGAATTCATAGATTGGCATCAGATACCTTGCATGTCCGGCATAGGACGTCCTTTAACTTCCACGATCCACATTGAGTGCATCTCTCAGGCTCAAGTTTATCAGTATCAGTCTGAATATCCCCATAACCTGCTTGTAGAAGTAGCTCTATCAGGTCGCCAAACCGCATAAATGCTAGATATTCAGGGACGGATTCCTGTTTATCAGATTGCCCATTCATGCGGCACACCACGAAATAGGGCTCTTTGCCCTTGCTTCTTTTAGCGGCCTGACGGAGCCATTCCATCGGAGCGAAGGTGCTGCGACTCTTTACTTCGCAGTCAAAGGGTACGTTTACAACATCCTTTCCGTTCCCTCGCTGTACCGCAGCTCCGCCCCACCATTGCGACAGGAAGGACGCAACGCTTCTCTCTGTGGCGTAACCACGATACTTCCGACTCTGGTTGGACATGGATTAGGATCATGCCCTTCCAGCAGAATTTACTGTGTGGCACTTATTGCAAGTCCACTCTTTCATGATCCAACGCTGTCTAATCTGTGTCCATGTTGGAACTTCATTGCACATCTGGCAAATCAGTTTATAGCCTAGTTCTTCCAACGCTGCTGCATTGGCTCGGATATTTTCTTCTTCTTCAGCTGTAGGAAATGATTCCCATTCCCCATCTTGGTTTAAGAATTGGATATGTCCCATTAGCGTTTGACCTGAGGCTTCCAAAGTCCACTCTCTTTATCAATTTCGTACCATCGAGGCTCGCAACGTTCTGCTTCTCCAGTTACATGATTTACGCAACGCCAATGTCCCCAAGGTTTACCAGCTCTGGTAGTACCAGTTTTCCATATCATTTCGCCATGAGGGCAACGCTGTATATCCGATTCCGTTGTGCCACCAAGAATTGATTTCACCGTCTCGACTGCTCCTTCCATAGTCTGAACTGGTTCCGCTGGTCTGATTGTCCAAGGATCTTCCTCCTTTGGTACTGGGACGTATTCGCTTGCTGTTTGGGCTAACTTAGCCTTTGTCTCAGCTAGTAAAGCCTCATTGTTGACCTTGACTGCAACCTTTGACATTTCCTCGCGAGACGCTCTCTTTCCTTTAGTTGCGTAGCCCGCATTAGCGAGAGCGCGACCAATCGCACTTGTTTCGCAATTTTCAAGAGCCGAAGTAGCATTAACGCCGCGACCCTGGACTGTTTCTTCAGCAAGCCCAGTCGTCCAAGGTCTAGCATCAGCCTCAGTTCGAAAGATACTAGCTTCAACGATAAACCGAGAAGCAGAGTGATCCAGCAACTTCGTATGTATCTGACCATCAGGATGTTCCTTCCAAAACTTAACCAGTCGCTCTTCGACCGTCTCGTAATCTTCTAAATTAAACATAGAGTTCGTTCTCCTCGTTTCTCAGTTGTCCTGATATAGCAACGTATGCCGCTCCGTCGATGTAATTATCGACCTTTCCAGATTCCATTGATCTAGCGACTTTGACAAGTGCAAGGCACATAGCCACTTGGTAATCTTCAATCGGCATTTCGAGGTATGCAGACCAAAGGCGTGCGGTTCTGGACATATTGTCTGTCGGGTGTCCGTAATCCATTCCACGATCTTGAATGATTGCTCTTGCTTCGTTGAGGTAGTCACCGGCGTTCATCCGTTAACTCTCTGGAACTGCTGGATGCGGCCTTCTACTTGTCCATCGTGAAAACCTGTCTTGTACATAAGTACTGCTAATAAGCCATGACTGGCTAGAAGGATTAAATGTAAAACTGTCATTCTTATCTCCCTTACAGCTGTATTTCAGCTGATAAGAGAACCTTACATGAGCCTTATTCGGCATCCACCCTTTTTAGATAACGAAACGATAACGATTTGGCTAGGGTCTTCGTCCTCCATGTAGGGGATAGCGATGCTAGCGGGCGCGTCCATAAACCTTGCCTTGGACGATAAAAGTGCCGTTCTTCTCGATGTTGATTATGTCAACTTGGACTGTTGAGCCATGGACATACATGATGGCAAACGCCTGCTGCCAATTCGCCGTTCCCTTGGTGTATGAGGCCTGTTTGAAGTCCATGAGATTACCTACCTCGACTCCATGTAAAACACGCCCTAAACGGCCTCCAGAGGCCTCTGTGAAGGCGCTACGGCCTGCTCTATGGGTATGACCAGAGATAACGTTCTTTCCGTGCCTTCTAGCGGCTTCTAGGGCGCTTAAACCGCCTAGTTGCTTGATAGGAGTATGGTCGCCATGGACGGCAATCCAGCCCGGAGCGATAGGCATTGGGTTCTTATGGAAGGTGATACCCAGTTCATCGAACTTCATAAACTTCTCAAACCGCAGCTCTGGCAATGACAGAAACGACGGAATCTTCTTCATGATGATGTTATATAGTCGATCTGTGTGGTTGCTTCTGATGCAGTCAGTAACACCCAACTCCCAGAGGAGTTCGACGCATCGGTCACGATCATCGCCAAGGCTCTGCTCATAGGCTTGAGGGGTTCCCTCACTCCATTTGCTGATTGTTTGGAAGTCAATTTCGTCACCGATAGTAACTGTTTGGTCTGGCTTAAATTTCTGTAGGAATCTTGCTATGTTCTGAGTTACATGGACATCCTCGAAAGGCACCTGTAAATCGCTCAGAATAACGATTCGTTTCATTTAATCCTCGTCGTCGTCCTCATAGGGAATATTGTCGATTCGATTGGGAAGGTTTGGAATAATCCAATCTGGAAACGTTTCACGATCTGATAGCAACCAAAAGGCATGGGTCTCTGTGAACCCTGCTCTGCGTAATGACTTGTAATACTCGTTTAGCGCAATGGCGTAAGCATCCAAGGCGCTGTAAGTGTCTAAGTCTATGACTGGTCGTTTCCTTGCCATGGGATAAGTGTTACCTGCCTAACATCTCGATTATGGTATCGACACGCGCTTCTAAACGATTAACCTGGTCTTTAAGACTTGAACCGCTATTTGGTTTTAATTCCGCGAGGTAATGCTTTACCAACCAACGCACTAAGCCAATAAATGAACCAATAACGGTCGTTACAGCAACTGCAACAGCCGCTGTGTCTTGCGCTGTCACTTTTTCGGAGTGGCATAACCAAAGACGCCAGCAAGTATGGCCCAGAGTACTGAGCGATAATCCAATGCAAAGTTCGATGCAGCCCAAGCCGAAAGGAATGCGCCAGCAGTCAGGATGTATGGATTCTTCATGTTCATTCGGTTCCACCTATCATCGGTATATTAAAGAACGAGCCATCCGTCTCGCCTTTTGAAGTGAAAGAAATGTGGAGATGCTTGCGATGCGGATTAGATCCTTTGTAAGTTCTCCAACGCCAGCCCAAGATTGGCGATGCAATTCGTCCATCAAATATGACGTACTTAATTCGTTTGTCTTTCTTTGCAGCTTGACGAATCTGATCTGCCAAATCAGGCATGAGGTCTGGCTTACCGGATTTACCTGCAAGGTCTCTGTCAATGTCCAGAGCGCATACCCAGCCTTTTGCATTAGGGATGTGGTCAGACTTGCCCTTAGCAACATGTCGGGCATCTGCCACCCAACCATCACTACTACGATCTCTATCGGGGTAGGTCTGGTCAACCTGCTCACGAAATTGCCAGCCTGCTTTGCATAACTTTGGGGTCATGCCAATAGCAGTTTTGCTTCTGCTTCAGTAATGCCTAATCTTGCAAGAAGTTCAGCTTTGGCAGCAGCGGCCGCATTTGCTTCG